AAGATCAGCTCCACTAAGATCAGCTACGCTAAGATAAGCTCCTCTAAGATCAGCTACGCTAAGATAAGCTCCTCTAAGATCAGCTACGCTAAGATAAGATCCTCTAAGATCAGCTTCTCTAAGATCAGCTCCTCTAAGATTGGATTCTCTAAGATTAGATTCTCTAAGATTAGCTCCACTAAGATCAGCTCCTCTAAGATTAGCTACACTAAAATCAGATCCTCTAAGATCAGCTCCACTAAGATCAGCTACACTAAGATCAGCTCCACTAAAATCAGATCCTCTAAGATTTAACCCAGACAAGTCTTTACCAACTAAGTCTTTCTTTCGATCAAAGTTAGGACTATTGTACAATTCTTCAAATTCTGCTTGTGTCATTTTTTGCTCCTTTATAATTAATAAATCCAACAGCTTTATATATATCAAGGATTCGATAAAGCTTATCTGTAATACCTGCTTTAGTTACGTTACCCGCAATAGTAAAAGACCTAAAAGGCCAAAGACCACTCATAGTTATACCTAATGCTATTAAGATGGGTTGGACTAATATTGCCATCTGCTTTCTATTAAAAGTGTTTTTATCGCTATCCACCCTATCAGGCCAATCTACTCTTACTTTATCGCCAATAAGCTTAGTTATCTTAAAGCCTATAGAATAAACTATTATGTAATAATCGTCCCAACTTTCATTACTTCTAGAAGCTAACATTTATCTTCTCCTTTAAGATTTAATAGCAGCAGCTATTATCTGAAGTAAAACAGCACCTATAAATATAATAGCTCCTGTCAGTGGCTTAAGTATAGGCTTCTGTTTAGCCTGCTGCTTTTTAACCCGCTTATATAGCTTGTCTTTTAACTTTTGTTTGTGCTCCTCGCGCTTAACTTCAGCCTCGTGTTCCTGCTTATGCCGAGTCGCCTCTTCTTCAACATAAGTGCGGCGGAAATAATCTTTAATATTCTTATCTATATTATACATTATTTTTACTCCAGGCTTCATCAATTGCTAGCCACAAAAACATAATAGCAGTTATTAAGAGCAATACAAATCTTGAAGGGCCTATAGGTAAATTCAAGTACCAGGCAGTTAAAGACAGTCCGTAAAATAAAGCTAATATAATGAACATTTCCTTTCTCCTTTGTTTAGTCTTGATTGACTATGATCATTATAGTTCTTCTCATTATATTTGTCAAGTACTTACTTAACTAAATTATTACTATCCTTTATATAGATTTTAACCAACCCTCTTTATCTTTATTCAATAAGTAAGGTCTAGCATGCGCTAATACTAAATCCAAAGTATTATAATACGATAGAGGGTCACTCTTAAAACGGACGTGGAACCCAGATACAGTAGCTAATGTCTCAAGACTTATAGCATCATAAGACTCAAGTATCTCAGGGCCTTTTTCAAATATAAGGTCAAGATCAGAATTCAATGTCAGCGCTCTCTATACCATAATGCTTAAATATAATGGTAAACACACCCATTATTAAAGCAGGCATAATTACCCAAAAATAAGATATAGGAAGATCTGCGCAAATCTTACTCATCAATAACGCTAATGAAATAACTATTCCTAAGCCCATCAATATATCCTAAGTGTATGAAATAGCGACAATCCTGATAGGGCTGCAATAATAAGAAAGCTAAATATTTCCATCGGTTCTATCCTTTTCAATATTCCTTAGGTTTCTCAGCCTTACTTCTTCTCGAAGAATAATTATCTCTTTTGGCGCTTCAAAATGTAATTTAACCTGACCATCTTTTACTCCCGTAACGGTCACGTCTATATCTTCACCAATGTGAATTCGCTCATTAATATATCTTGTTAGAACTAAGCCCATTTTCCCTTCTCCTTTGATTAACTGTATAATTATTATAACTTAACTTTAAGGATACGTCAAGTAATTATTTAGTGCAGGGTAACATTATCAGCTCTTTGTTTTGCACCAGAATAACCCTCGATATCAATTTGCCCAATAAAATAATCTCTTAAGGTATTGAACAAAAAGTAAAGATGTTCCCCTAAAAACCAGTCTATTATACCATTAGCTTGCTCTTTGGTTTGCATGTTATTTAACAGTTTGTCCAGTTCGACCAGAGATAATTTATCTCCCCCTTCTTTAACAACAGATTCTTTAACCCACGATTTCAGACAAAGTTGTATAAACTCTGAGCATTCATACTTGATGAACTCTAATCTAGAGGAAACACTTTTTTCTAATTTATCAAGCTGTAGTTGGTCGAGTTCATTGATGTGTAGTTTGGTCATTTTATTTGCCCTTTAATTTTATCCTATTATTTAGGCAATTTATCTGTCTTTTTAGTGTGCACGAGAGCTATTCACGTCTAAGTTGCTAAGTTCGAGAGCATAATCACTATTAAATTGACTGATAAAATACTCTCTCAACTCACTCGATAGCTCATATAATCTATTTTGCATATAAAAACATATCAGGGCATCGGCTTGAGTTTTGACTCCGGTACTTTGTAATAAATAGGCAATTTCAGCGCAGTCTAATTTATTTCCATCCTCTTTAACAAAGCACGCTTCAACCCACTGCCGCAAACAGTTTTGTATAAGATCTGAGCATTCATGAGTAATGAAATTCAAGCGTTTGTCTGCGCCTTTTTCCAGCTCTTGTAATTGATCTTCCTCTAATTGTAATATCTTTACTTTTAGCATTTTAATACTCCTTGCCAAGGATAATTCTGCTTGTGTCATTTCATTTATCCTTTATTTTTTAAGATAGTCCCAATTGACTAAGATCATAATAGACCACTCATACAGATAGGTCAAGTAATTATTTAACTATGATATCCCTAGTCAGTAAAAAGGAAATTGCAAGAGACACCACTTTTAACCAAATGAACAGCTTCGGCAAACAGCTAATCATCGCAGTCTTCTTCCTTTCTCCAGCACCTGACTAAAATGCCACCGCGTCTAACTCTAACAGGCTTAAAAGCTAAGTATTTAAGCGCTCTGTGTATCTCTTTATTAGTGCGATAATCATACATTTTACTTTCAATGTTTAAAGAAGTTATAATTTCTTGGACCCGAATTGTATTAGTGTTACTCCTATAGAAACTATCTAAAGGACCCCCCTTCGCAAACTGAATGCTTAACTCATCAAAATAAGGGCCTCTATCTGAGAACTCGTTTCTAACGCCGTTAACTGTTTTTAATGCTTCCTTCGAAAAAATGAAGCTACATTTAACGCCACTTTTAACTAAATGAACAGCTTCGGCTATTAATTGGTCCCGGTTGGCCTTTAACTTGCCCAGCTCGATCTTCTTACATGTAACAGGACAAAAACGCCGTTCCCCAGTAGGATCTTTAAGAAACTCACTATTATTAGTTGTACCAATAAATATTGTCCTTCTAGGGTGATCTACGGCGCACCGATCATAGGGGCTCCGAAAATTATCAGAGGTCTCGGTCACAAAAGATTTAATAGAATCAATATCGCGCTTGCTTAACGTCTGAAGCTCGCCCATTTCCATCAACCATTTTCCTTGCATCTTAATTAAAGTCTTATCTAAATCCGGGTGCATAATATCGTAGAAAGTAGGATTAGATGCGAGCACCTTAACTAAAGCGGTTTTACCAATACCCTGATTGCCCTTTAAGATAAGAACATAGGGGTATTCACATCCGGGTTTATAGGCTCGCTTAGCCGCACCTAATAAAGTAAACCTAGATAATTCTCGGGCATACGCGCTATCCTCGACGCCGCAGTAATCAACTAACCAAGTGTCGATACGCTTAACCCCATCCCAAGATAATTTATCTAGTTCCTCGCATAAAGAATCATATCTGTTCAGCGCTAAAGAGGATTCGATTTCTTCCAATATATGCTTAATGGACAAATTATTTAAATCCGGGTATTTGGCGCTCACAAGACTTCGAATACTGAATTTATCCTTATCTAGTTCGAACGGGATAAAACTTTTATGCCCCAAAGGTTTATAAAAGGCTTTACCCATAAATGTATCGTATTTAAACATGTTAGAAAGATCGCTATCTAACCTGAAAATAAGCTGTCTGTTTTGTTGGATATCTCTAATGTCGCCGCGCTTTTCATTGCGAATAAAGCTATCTATTGTACAGGTATTCTCGCTAATTGATGTGAGAGATACGCCAGACTTATTGCGAGGAAGTTCAAACGGGAGCTGCGCATTATATTTCTTGTAATGATAAATTAATGTTCCTATCGTAATGTAATTTGTTTTACCCAAATAAGATTCGCATCCTGCCCACATACCCTCGATACTGTTTTGATCCTCTTCAGTTGCGTATTTAGGGTCAGTAAAAGACCAGGCCTTAAATTGATCTAAGCCTAAGCCCTGTGTGGCCGCGTGAGAGGCAAACAAAATAGACCTCCATAGGCTATAGTCCCGGAATAATTCAGCGTCCAGGCCGTTCAAAATCAGCTCTAATTGATCTGAAGATAAGGTCTCGTGTTCTACAGCAGAAGAAACGCTCACAGCATTTTTACTGAACAAGTGAAGAAACTCTTCTCTAAAATATATTTTAGAGAGATCTGAGTTAGAGCCCTCTAGAACTAAATAGGAGCCCTCTGGGCGCTCATTTCCAGGAAGGTGTATGCTAGTACCAAACTTCTTTAATTCGACGTGAGACAGAGCTGTAGGACCTTTAATAGGGTTCACAGTAAGATCAGAAGGAAAAATAGAATCTGGAAGCCTGGCGTACAAGTGATACCCGCCATTAGGCGTGCTTACGATTAAAGGGGTCTCCTCCCCCATCCAGCAAGTACGAAGCATCTCTTGTACCTGAGCCACAGTTGGACCACCTTCTTTGTAGCAATCAATATCTAAAACGGCATAGTCATAAGGGATTAAACCAGCAATGCATTTAGTAAAGCTACCCTCAGCTATTTTTTCTACGATAGAATTATAATCGTCATAAAGGCATTCTGTATCACTTCGATTAAAACAGCCCTTAACTAACGGTTTTCGGTTATCAGCTAAAACAAAGTTGAAATTATCACGGTTATGCAGACAAGATAATAAACTTAAGTCGAACACAGTCATCTCCTTTGAAAATATTAAAAATTACAAAAGTATGTTAGCATAATTCAGCATTTCTGACAACGCTATTCGAAAAAAGAGGGTGGGAAACCCAAAGATTAGTATGACACCAGTGACAGGGGTGTTGACGGTTCAACATTTTGTCCCGGATCGAAAAAAAGGTATAAAAATCAATAGCTAATACACCCTGTGACCCCTGTGACACTATATACTATATAACTATATATATTTATAGTAGTGTATGGCTATATGTATATAGGGTTTTTACAAAGTAGGGGGAACGACTGTCACAGGCGTCACAGGGGTCATAAGTTATTGATTATAATAAGAAAAAGGTGTGACCCCTCTCTTTTTCGAAAAAACGAGTGGTGGCACACTTCCGGCACAAAAGATAACATAAAACATGTTACAGTTTACGACCCTTTATTGAGTTAAAAATACTCACCCACTAAATAGTTAACCTATATTTGAGTTAACACTTTTAACATTTTTGGTTGACTGTTCACTTTTGATATTTTATAATAAATGAAAAAAATGAAAGGAATTTACCCTGTGGCTAAAAACTTATTTTCAAGAGAAGATTTATCGGACTTATCTGAGAATACACAAAATAAGATCCGTAAAGGCAATGTAAACCATTCTGTAGGGGCAACTATTTTGTATTTGTTTGGCCTGCAAAATGTTCTTTGTATAGATGATCTTTTAATAGGATTAGAGAGACGCTTAGGAATATCTTTCGAGCGAAAGAAATTATATGGTCATGTAATGAGGCTGAAAAGATCCGGAATATTAACTACTAGTGTGTATTCACGCGGTTACTATCAATTAACAGAAAAAGGCCAGGCGGTATTAAAATCAGAAAACAGTCCAGGACAATCAGATGAAAGATAACATAAAGCTATTAACAAACTCTATTTTGTTAGCTGGGATCCTTATTGCATTATTTGTAGTGTTGACGCCTAAACATATTAATGTTATGATGCGCCAGTATCCAACCATATCTACAATTTACTGTCCTATTATCGATAGAAAAGGGACTACACCTGTTCACGCACAGAATATAATCTTTTCGAAGATACATAAAGATATGGATGGGGATACACATAATGTTAAATCTGTGCTGCTAAAAGGAGGCACGGTTATTGACTGCTATAGTGAAACTATACTCTCCCCGGAACCTGAGGGTGTCTTATATGAAGCGCATGTTCAGGCAGCTCACTTTGTAAAAAAACAGGGCAGTAATGAATGCATCGCTGCTGGTCATAATTGTGCTATTCAAGTAGAGAGTTATTAATGTTAAAGGATTTTTCTACCTTATCGACGACTATGGACATTGTGCGAGACGCTTTATTCGAGTACGGGTACAAACACGCTCCTAGTTATAGTTTCTATGTGCAACCTAATAGTGTAAACATCGAGATGCACTTTAAATTGAACGATGAAGATTTGTATCCTAAGGTAATTAAGGAGGCAGATATTACGCCTCTCCTAAGCAAGGTTATAATTAATTTTGATAGCTTAAAGGTCTCGCCACAGTCTACACGGCATCTGCGCATAGATGTTATACTTAAGGACAAATAACCCAAAGATAGCTTGGAGAAGTCCTCGTGACAGATAATTTAGATAAAGTTGTATTGATTCCTAGGGCCAGCGAAGAACTCGCAAGACAAAGACGCCGAGATCTGAAAGTCAAAGCAGATGCTGAGCATATAGATTTTGAGCCTGTTGACATCAATGATGCCTTATTAAAGAAGATTAAGACCCTTGCAGCTTCTGGCATCAAGAAGAAGTGTATTGGGCCTAAGCTTAATATCCCTTGCTTCGTATGGGACGGCCTAGTCATCAACGCTAAAGTGCGCGAGGCTTACGAGACTGGCCGCAGACTCAGTTTATGCAAAGCCTTTAAGATTCAGCAGGAACAAGCTGAGAATGGTAATCACAACGCACTGCAATCTTGGATGAAGCAGCTAGGTAAAGATATTTTAGAAGAAGATACGGGCATTCAATTGTCAAAACAGTCTAATGCTTCTATCGAAGAATCAGTGGCTGAAGTTTTAGAGAAGCTAGAATCCGGGTCGCTGAGCGCTGAAAATGCTTTAGTGCTCCTTAAGGTTCTGACTGTTAAAACAGCTCTTGTAGAGCCTGAGAAAGCGCAGACGATCATGGCTGTGTTTGACAGCTCGTTTAAAGGTCTTTAATTTTAATAGCTACTCAAAGGACTTTATAAATGCATTTACTATCTGAGGGCTTAGCCGCTCTAAAATACCTGATAGAGGATTGGGACTTAGATTTATCTGATCTTAATGATCTAGGTGATGAAATGACCTTAAATCGTATGTTTAATGGTAAACAAGCGCTAACACCAGAGCAACTAGATCGTTTATGTATTAGATTTAATGCTTCTCCTGAAACTTTTGTTGACGAATTTAAGTAATTAGTCTATAATTATATAACACATCAAACATGTGTACTCCTTAGCCAGCTAGGTATCCTCCATTATCTAGTTGGCGTTTTTATATGCCTCTGTCGTCTAGCGGTTAGGACACTACCCTTTCTCGGTATCAACAAGGGTTAAATTCCTGTCCGGGGCGTCATTCAGAGTAAAAATTGACCAATTTTAACCCGTATGCTATTATATGGGTATGCCCTTAACACAAAAACAGCAAGAAGCAATACCCATTCTCAAGAAGTTCAATGAAGTTATGCTAGCTGGCGGCTCTCGCGCAGGTAAAACCTATCTTATTATCTATATGTTTCTTTATCGAGCAATACAGTGTCCTTGTCGTCATCTAGTTGTTAGAAGATATGGTCGCGACGTTAAAGAAGCTATTTGGTATGACACGCTCCCTAAAGTATTATCCAATGAGTTTCCTCCAGGGTTTTCCGAAGCCTGCGAATTTAACAATAAGCATCTTTTTATTCGGGTCCCTAATACCGAAGGCAGCTTTAGTGAGATATGGTTTGGAGGATTGGATGCAGGCAGATCAACAGAACGTATACTGGGTAAAGAGTACGCTGGGATATTCATCAACGAAGCCTCAGAATTTATGTATGAAACCGTAAATACTGTAGCTACGCGACTGGCTGAGAAAACTAAGGTTAAGAATGTTCTTATATATGATATGAATCCACCAGGAAGAACGCACTGGAGCTATCATAAGTTCATAGAGCACAAGGAGCCGGTGAGTCGACAGGACCTTAAGACCGAGAATGGTTTTTTTCGGATGAATCCCCAAGACAATCTAGACAACTTACCCAAGTCTTACTTAGATTTTTTAGAAGACTTACCCCCCAAAGCTAAACAGCGCTTTCTTGAGGGTGAGTTTACAGACGAAAGTGAAGACGCTATTTGGAAATCTGCGTGGGTCTATGCCAACAAATCTAAGTACAAGAACTTTGAAGAGTTAAAAGCCGGAGAGCAGCTTACTCAAGTAGCCATAGGAGTAGATCCGGCTATTTCAGCAACAGACCATTCAGATTTAACTGGAATTGTAGTTGTTGCAAGAGATGTTGGCGGGCACTATCATGTAATCAAAGATGGGTCTATTAGGGCTACACCCGAACGCTGGGCTCAAAGAGTTATATCGTTTGCGGACCTGTATAAAGTTAACTACGTTGTTATTGAGACTAATCAAGGAGGAGACATGTGTAGGCAGACACTAAAGAATGCTGGCTATACCGGTAAGGTTGTTGATGTACGGGCCAGTGTTGGCAAGCACGCACGCGCAGAACCTATCGCTGTGCTATATGAATTAGGAAAAGTGCACCACCTGAATACGATTGATCTTTTAGCTTTAGAAGAAGAGATGGTAAGCTACGTACCAGATTTGGTTAAAAAGAGTCCCGACCGCATGGACGCCTTAGTGTGGGCAATTACGCAGATGAATGAAGGTGGCCGAAGGGCTCAACAATTAAGAGAATTAGACAATAAATTTGGGAGATCCTATCGTGGCTAACTTTTTGAGCAAACTATTTACTCGTAACACTAATACAGAGCCGGACTTTACCCCTTTTAATGAGCAGTATGGCAATCAAAAAGTTGTTAACAGCTATACTTATGGCTACGGCAATGGTGGTGCCGCTAATGCCGCGATTGATATAGGGACTGCGCATGATGTTACCCAGTATACAGTAACCACTCCTCCTAGAGATGGGTATGAATGGTGGCAAGAATTAGATAATATTTACCAGACTAATATTTTCGCGCAGCTTATTATTGACACTCCTGCTACTGACATGACAGATAAATGGCGATACTTTATTTGTGATGATGCTAAGATTAAAGAGAAAAGAGAAACAGCCGAGAATGAGTTAAACGTATCTGATTCAGTAAGAGACGCTATTAAATGGGCTGATTTATATGGAACTTGCGCTCTTATTATTAACACAGGTAATGGGCAAAGTGATCCTAATAGATATGCGACGCCTTTGATCGACGCGGAGATAATAAGAGACGGAGTGCACTCATTTGATCCGGTATTTATGGGACAGTTGAATCCTATGGGGTCTCCTTCTTTATCTCCTTTTTCGGATCATTTTGGTAGGCCCGAATACTATTCGGTTACGGGTACTGAAACGTTTAGAATTCACTGTAGCCGTTTAATTATATTTGACGGATTGGATCTTCCACTTTATGCGCGCATAAGAAGAGCTGGATTTGGGTTAAGCCGGCTCACCGCCATTAGAGAAGAGCTGCAACATATTAAAGTTCTCACTAAAAGCCTAATCAATTTAGCGTCTAAAGCTTCGGTTGATCATTTAGGCGTTAACGGGTTCCTTAATCTCGCATTGAGTCAGTGCCAAGATGGGAGTTCTTCTGCCAGTATGAGCGGGTATCTAGGCGCGATTAAAAGAATATTATCTAATCAGCGTATAATGGTTACGGACGCTGAGGACAAATTTACCAGAAATGAGTTAAGTTCTCTTAATCAATGGCCAGATCTATTGAAGTTTTTAATCCAGATGGTATCTGGTCCTAGCGGGCTTACTTTAGGTAAAGTTTTAGGGGAAGGCATTGCGGGATTTAATTCTGGAGATACCGAGATTCTTCAATATGCTAATATGATATCCAAACGCCAGAGTTTAATTAATACTCAGCTAAAGAGATTAGATGATATTGTTGAGCTATCTGTGTTTGGCGAACGCTTAGACATTAAATACAAGTTTAACTCGATAATTCTTGAATCTGAAGGGCAAAAAGCAACTCGTTTTGCAACAGAAGCTAATACTGATTCTTTATATCTTAATGATCAAGTTATAACAAGAGAGATCATATTAAAGAGAATGCAAGCTCAAGGAGAGTATTCTATTTCGGATGAATACGTTGCCGGGGTCGTTAAGGCAGAAGAAGAGGAAGATTTCATTGACGAAATGGCCGATCCTGATCTTATGGCAGATTTAGATCCTGAATATTCAAGAGCATCTGGGAGCCCAAGACCTACGGATGCTTTAGATGCCTAAGCGGACAAAAATTTTAAAGCTTAAGAAAGAAGACGTTTCTTTAAGGTCAAAATATCGTAAGCTTTTAGACGCCTATTTGAGATCTATTAATCGTGATTTTAATAGTATAGTTTTTGATTATGTTAAAGAGGGCAGAAATAAAGATGCTAGCGACTTTAAAACGGGTTTACTTCTGGCGATTAAAGCCTATGGAATTAAAGTTGCATTTAAGTTGGCTCGCCTTATTCCTAGGGTCGAGCATAATTTAAGATCTCAAAATACTCAAAATAGAAAGAATTTTGCGTCCTCCTTCGCAAAAGAGACAGGAAAAAATCTTACTAATATCTTTGAACGTCGTAACACACAGGCGGAATTAGAGCTTCGAATTGCTCAGAATGTCGATCTTATTACCTCATTAGCTGAAAGAACTAAATTGAACTTAACAGGAATGATTATTGATCAGGTATCAGATCAAGATTTTGACGCGCGAAAGATTGGAAAACTGATACGAAAAAATAATGAGGTTTCCGAGAGAAGAGCGCGTTATATTGTACGAGATCAGACCCACAAGCTGTTATCAACCATTAATCGGTTGCGCCTTGAGAATTTAGGTGTTACACATTACAGATGGCGTAATTCTGATGATAGCCGAGTCCGTGGAAATCCTAATGGATTATATCCAAACGCTAGATACAACCACTGGACGCGGGAGGGTAAAGAGTATGCATTTTCTAATCCCCCAGCTGACGGCAACCCTGGTATTCCTTATGGTTGTCGCTGTGTTGCAGAACCTATAATATCTTCTCAATTATTAGATTAAAACAGTTAAATCTCCTCTAGTTTTACTAGCTGCAAGTAGGCATTTATGCGTTCTTCGGACTATATCTTCTCAATTATTACCGTATTGTTCTATCACAACTAATTGCGTTAAAATAAATTTATTGTTTTTAGATAAAAAAGTTGCATTTGGGTTACACTTCAGGCATAATTGGTTAAATATTTTGTTAAACCAAACAAAGAGTATTAAAATGGCTGATAAAACTGATACTAAAGAAAAGAAAGCCTCTAAACCTTCAAAATCTATTTCATTCCACCCAGAGAAATCAACGGCTACTAATATTAGTGAGTACATTAAACAGACCTATTCTGATTATAAATGGCCTCTAAGCCCTCGATTCCAAGAAAAAGATTGTTACTTGCTTCCTTTAGGTTATTTAAATGCCTATAAGAATCTTCAGCCCTGGCACGGAAAACGAAAAGAACTTAAGAGTAAGCTAATTGAGCTAGGTGCATATCATTTAATTACTAAATTCGCTAATGATGTAAGATCTTATGAATGTGAAAACGGTATTTTGAGCACTAAATTTTCTCTGGCAGAAAAGAAAAAGAATGCTAAAGGGGCTGGCTGGGCTTTAATTACTGGGGGTCTTGCCAATCACGTGTACGGAGACGCATTAAAAAGTTTTTTTACTGAATGAACATAAATGTAACCAATAAAGCGACGTTTGAAGTTGCCAGCAAAAGTCTAACTAAAGAAGGGTTTTTAGTTAACTTTAATGTGCCTATTGCTCGGGACGGCATTATTGAATACTCGGGTAGAGAGTTAAACAGGCCACAAATGTCGAAGGTAAGAGCGTACAGACCTAAAAGCACTTTTACTCCAGAAGTTCTTGAATCGGCAAAAATGCTTCCTGTAACTATTGATCATCCGCAAGAAAATGTAGTTAGTCCAGATAATGCAAAAAGAACAGTTATAGGCGCTACCGGAAGCGAAGTATATCTTTCTGGTGGTGAATTAATAGAAAAAATGATAGCGATCTATGATAAAGAGGCTATTCGAGATATAGAAGAATTCGGAAAAAAAGAAGTTAGTATTGGTTTATTGGCTACTCATGACTTTACCCCAGGAAAGACTCCTGATGGGGAAGAATACGATGCTATTGAAAATATCATTTCATTAAATCATTTATCTGTAGTTAATGCAGGCAAAGCGGGACCTAAGTACCGTTTAAACTCAAAACAAGAGGAAAATTCAATGAGCGAGTTAGTTAAAAAGACTGTTAATGGTCTCGAATTAGAGATGACTGAAGCTTCTGCTTCTTTATTGAATGCTAAAGAAGAAGAGAGTGCTAAGAGCGTATTAAATACGGTTCTAGCTGCTCTGACGGAAACCGCGGAAGAGCATACTAAAATGTTGAATTCCTTGTTAAAGAACGCCGAATCAGAAGATAAAACTGACGATAAAGAAGATAAAACTGACGATAAAGAAGATAAAGCTGACGATAAAGAAGATAAAGCT